TCTTGGCGTACTTCTTCGGGAAGCATGAACGGAGCAACAGTTTCCTTCACGGCTATATGCGTGACATTGCCCATGGCATCGCGTTTAACGACGTATCTGTCTGGACGGAACACACGCATACCACCTTCGTCGGGCATGTATAAAAGTGTGTTACCACTAACCAATAAATTCTTTAAAGCTTCAAACACACCGACTCGAAACGCTTCGACTTCGACCTCTTGACTTACTGCTCGTTCAACGTCGCTTAAAGCTTTTTCAAGATCGGTGCGTAACTGTTCGCCTTGTTCCTCGCCCATCTCGGCTTTGGCTTTCTCAAGCTCGTAGCGATCGATAGCGAGGCGGAAGAAGGGAGCGTTCGGCGGAAGTAACGCCATCAAGAGTTTGGAAGCGAGGTTGTTGACGCCTCTAGCTCCGATGCCTTGGTACGGCGTGTAATACTTCGTGTGTGATCCGTGTCCTTCCGGCGGTAGAACGTATGGTATGGTCAGTTCTGACGACGTTCTGGCACGGTCAAGAAACGTCCACCGTTGGTTCTCCAACTGCGTGTAAAGACTTTGAGCCGTTTCGTATTGCATAATTATTCAGGTACGGAAGACGTCCAATCCTCATGGCTAAGTACGTCAAGTATCTCAGCGTGTGTAAGAGCGATGTCGTCTTCGTCTAAGAAGTCAGGTCGTGTTGATTCGAATTTAATAAACGTTTGAAAAGCGTCGAGGCTGTAACGAAGCGTTTCGGCAGACGTCTCTAGCACTTGATTAAAGTCGATTGAAGGGACGCGGTCAGCGTCGAGAATTACGTAGTTCTTCATGCTGGTACGTCGGTTGAAAAGGTTGGGCCGTTGGTAAGCGTACCGTCATTACCTCCGCTTCCTTGGTCTGTAATAGTAGTCCCCGTTCCGCCATCGTTATCTCCCATACGCCACCAACCTACGGGATTCAGAGATGATATGTTGTTAGGCACTCCACTGTTGTAGATGTCTGTTACATTAGATGCTGAAAGGGCAGAGTTGAAGAACGAAACTTCATCGATCAAACCTTGATGATGCAGATTGAATATTGAGCTAGAACCGATTCTTAAATTAGCGGCATCAGTTGTACTGAAATTAGAAGCAGACCCACTCGCCTCAAGAGAACCATTAACATAAAGCTTGTCGCTTCCTGCTTCGTGAGTGGCTACAACATGAAACCAATTATTAGCTGTAACTGCGGTTGTGGAGTCGATTGCATCGCTGGCGTGGTAGGAAGCGAACCTAATCTTATTGGTGCTATTGACCACAAAAATCTCGTATCCTAGAAAAAAACTAGAGTTGGTCGCTGTGTCCACTATAATATTATAGCGATTAATCGCAGTACAATAGAACCAAGCACTCCATGTAAACGCTGTGGTTTCTAAAGCTGTGCTATCGGGTATGTCCATGTAGTCGTCGGTTCCGTCGAGACTTATGCTGTATTGGTTTACGAACGAAGAGCCGCCGCCGCCTTCACCGCCGCTTGCATCGAACCCATAAAGAGTTCCAAACGCCGGACGCTTTAAGCCCGATGGTAACGCGGTCAAACCGCTAGGCTTGGATGTCGCCGAAGGAAAGCCGATAGACATTATAGAGAGTCAGTTGTCCCTGTGATGAACACGGAGTAAGTGCCGTCAGTTCTAGCGGATACATTACCGCGTAGCTTTTCGTAGTGTCCGTGGTCATCGCGTATCACGACGTTTCCGTCGGCGGTTACTGCTTCGCTGTGAATGACGCGGAAAGCTCCGCCGATATAAGCTTCAACATCCACAGTCGCACCCGTCGTTACTGACGATGATGCAATGGCGAATGTCCAGCCTTTCGAACGTTCAACGCTGAAGGACGAGCCCGCTCCCGTGGCGGAAACCGCGTTTAGGAGAGTGATCTTCTGGAGTGATTTTAACATTATTATTCTTTCTTTATTAGTTACTTAGGTAAATTGACACCGCTTCCCGAATAAGAACCGCCCATCGATGGACGCGTTAACTGTGCAGTTCCTCGACGCTTCCGTGAAGAAGACGATCCACCGCGTTTACTTGCGGGTTTC